GGCATGGACCAGAGTGTTAGAGACGAGGAAGGGAAGCATAAGGAGACGGGAGTGCGGGAACTTGCACCGTTTCTATACCGAGGAGAAAGTCCTTGGCCCTTCAAATACAGTATTACCACAGGAGAAGTTAAATGACGACAGGAATTGAAGAGTTGAAGTTGCCCGTAGTTAAGAAGGGTCGCGGCCTTGGCAAGAAGCCAGCCCTGATCTGCACCAGCCTACGGCTTTCGAGAGAAGTAATGGACTACTACAAGCAGTTCGAGAATCAGCAAGTGAAGATGCGGCAAGTTCTGACGGACCACTATCTGAACGAGCAAGCCCTAACAAAGTTAGGTTTCAACCACGTAACCATTAGCGAAGGAGAAGAGTATGTTGGCTAACCAGAAGAAGGATGAGATCAGGGCGTTCCTCAAGGAGAGCCCGCACATCAGTTTGCAGAACGTAGCGTTGCTGTATGACGTTACGTATGCGCAGGTATACGTACTCAACCGTGAGGTCCACGGCGTCAAGCCGAGGGTCAAGAAGAAGCCAGCGGTCAAGGCTAAGGCCAAGAAGAAGTACCCGAGCAAACTCGGCGCTGCCGTCAAGAAACTTACCGACCAGATCGACAGCGAACCACAACTGCTTCCACCTGCGCCAGTAATGGATTACGGGCCTGACATGGTGAACCAGCCACCGCACTACACGTATGGCGGCATCGAGACTATCGACTTCATCGAGGCCAAGGACTTGAACTACAACTTGGGCAATGTGGTTAAGTACGTAACCCGTAGCGGACACAAGGGTACGCGCATCGAGGACCTCAAGAAGGCCGTGTGGTACTTGGAGCGCGAGATCAACGCACTGCTAGGTTCCTAACAAAGTTAGACGGTGGAGCCACCTGACCGGATCAACAGGTGGTACTTATGGAGATAAAACCCATGAAAGACGTAATCGAAAAGGCCATCGCGGAGTTGACCAAGAAGTCAAGCGAGGCGAAAGAGGCTCACCATGCAATGAGTTTTGCACAGGCTGCGCTTAATCTGGCACACGCCCTCAAGACAATAAGTTAGGGTTTCCTCCCCCACTAAGCCACCTTCGGGTGGCTTTTTTTCGTCTTGACTTTGTAAAGGGTTGTGGTAGGATCATGGCTTGAAAACTACTGGGAGGATGAAGTGTCATATGTAGCGTTTGGAGATGCGCCCCTAGTCATAAGGGATGGGCAACTGATATGCCCCGGCTGCAACGGTGAGTGGATACATCAGCGCAATACCACGGTCTTTGCTAGAGAAGAAGGCGACGATTTAACAACTGTCCTCACTCAAAATGGCACAGATGGGCAAATAGTTAAGTTCCCATCTGGAGACACATGCAACCCTAGCCCACGTAGGCAGGGGATCATCGTCGAGTTCGAGTGTGAGAATTGTCATTACGACTCCCCCCTACCGCAATTCCGTCTGGCAATAATCCAGCACAAGGGGAACACATACGTGGAGTGGCTAAATGCCACGTGGGGTGGCTAAATGGCAGCAACACCTGAGGCCAAGGTCAAGGCCAAGATCAAAGACATTCTCAAGGCACACAACGCCTACTACACCATGCCCATAGGTTCGGGCTACGGCTACGCAGGAGCCCCCGATTTCCTCTGCTGCATCAACGGCCAGTTCCTTGCTATCGAAGCCAAGGCTGGCAACAACAAGCCGACTGCGTTGCAGACGCAGAACCTACTCAGGATCAAGAACGCTGGCGGGATAGCGATGGTAGTCAACGAGGAGAACATTGAGGACCTCAAGGCAATTATTGAGAATTATTCCAAGGGGGTAATTTGATGGCTATCTCTCGCGCAGAAATACTTAGAGAGTTGATCCCCGGCCTTCAAGCATTGTTTGGCAGTGAGTACGCCCCTTACGCTGAATTTTCTCAGTACGTCAAGCGCCTTCGCCCCGATGGATACCGGATATACCGATGGGACTTTTCGTGCGGTAAAAAAGTAAGTAGCACAACGCTAGCCCGAGGGCTGAGTAAGGATGCCGCCATTGGGATGATGAAGTTACTAGCAGAACCAAAATGCACAGTAGAACCGAAATGATCCTGACAGTCGATTTTGAAACTTTCTACTCGCAGGAGTTCAGCCTGTCGAAGATAACCACGGAGGAGTACATTCGTTCCCCCGAGTTCGAGGTTATAGGTGTTGCAGTACAGGTAGACGATGGGGAGCCCGAGTGGTTCAGCGGCGATGCGTTGCAGACCCATGCGTTCCTGAGTAGGTTCGACTGGGGTAACTCCACAGCGGTAGCGCACAACGCTGTGTTCGACGGGGCTATCCTTAATTGGTTGTACGGAATAAAGCCTAAGGGATGGGTGGACACGCTCAGCATGGCCCGTGCTCTCCACGGTACTGAAGTAGGCGGTAGTCTCAAGGTGCTAGCCGAGCACTACAAGTTGGGCGTGAAGGGCACGGAGGTAGTCGATGCCCTTGGACTGAGGCGTGAGCAGTTCGGTGCTGAGCAACTAGCGCAGTATGGCGAGTACTGCAAGAACGATGTGGCCCTGACTTGGAAGTTGTACAAGGCGATGGGCGATTTCCCCGAGGTGGAGTTGCGCCTGATTGATATCACGCTGCGTATGTTCACCGAGCCCGTGTTGCAGTTGGACAGGTTGGCGTTGGGCGAGCACCTTCTCCGTGTGCAAGCCCGCAAACTCGAACTCCTTGGCGAGTTCGACAAAGACATTCTAATGAGCAACCCCAAGTTTGCAGGGGCGCTAACAGAGTTAGGGGTCACTCCTCCTATGAAGGTAAGCCCAGCGAACGGCAAGCAGACCTACGCCTTCTCCAAGTCTGACGAGGAGTTCACGGCGCTACTCGACCACGACAATCTGAGGGTGCAAGCCCTTGTCGCTGCGCGTCTAGGTACTAAGTCCACCCTTGAAGAGACACGAACCGAGAGGCTGATCGGGACCGCTGAACGAGGTCCTCTGCCAGTTCCTCTGCGGTACTACGCTGCCCATACTGGGCGATGGGGTGGCGACGACAAGTTGAACCTACAAAACCTACCACGGGGTTCGCTGCTCAAGAAGTGCATCATCGCGCCGCTGGGCTACTACATCCTCGACTCAGACTCTTCCCAGATTGAAGCGCGTACGCTGGCGTGGCTAGCGGGACAGACTGATCTGGTCGAAGCGTTTGATCGGGGCGAGGATGTGTACCGCATTATGGCTGCTCGCATATACAACAAGGCCGAAGCAGACATCACGAAGGAAGAACGCTTTGTGGGTAAGACCACCATCCTTGGCGCAGGGTACGGAATGGGTCCTGATAGATTCCAAGTACAACTAAAGACGTTCGGCGTAACCATTGACTCGAAGGAGTGCAAGCGGATCATATCCACGTACCGAAAGACGTACGAGCGCATACCAGAGTTGTGGGCCGAAGCGGGTAAGGCTATAGACGCCATCATGGAAGGCAAACACGCCACTCTTGGGGTGAACAAAGCACTGAACGTAGACGGCAAGAAGGGCATCCTTTTGCCCAACGGCTTACGCCTCAAGTACCCCAACCTACGCAAGCATCAGGACGACGATGGCGATACTGAAACTGTGTACGACACGAAGAAAGGGAAAGCCACTATCCTCACGCGCATTTATGGGGGTAAGGTCGTAGAGAACGTGTGCCAAGCACTCGCTCGAATTATCATTGGCGACCAGATGCTCATCGTCAACAAGAAGTACCGTGTTGTGATGACTGTGCATGACGCCATTGCGTGTGTAGTGCCAGAGGAAGAGATACATACAGCCAAAGAGTACATCGAATTGTGTATGAGATTACGCCCATCGTGGGCGATGGATTTACCCCTAAATTGTGAGGCTGGATATGGAGAAAGTTACGGCGATTGTTGACTACGCTTACCCCTGCATGATGGCAGAGAAGGGTTTGCGTAAAGTGCATGACGCAATGTTGAACAATGATTTTGATACCGCTATAGAGGCTGCTATACAGGCTTTAGTAGATACAAAGTTGATGGTCAATGCGATCAAAGACATGAAGGATATGCAAGAGAATTTGAGGCCCGTATGAAGCCAATCGTTTGGTCGTTCAGTAGTCTGAAAACATTCCAACAGTGCCCTAAAAAGTACTACCACACCAAGGTAGCGAAGGACATTGTTGAACCAGATACGGTAGCAACCCTATACGGGAAGTCTGCCCATACCGCCGCAGAAGATTTCATTCGAGACAGCAAGCCAATCGAGCCCAAGTTCGACTACATGAAGTCCACGCTTGATGAGTTGGCAAAGATTCCCGGCGAGAAGTTGGTCGAGGTCAAGTTAGGGCTGACGAAAGACTTGAAAGCCTGTGACTTCAACGCGCCAGACGTATGGTGGCATGGCATCGCCGACTTGGTTGTGCTGGACCATGAACGGCAGTTGGCCTACTCGGTGGACTACAAGACCAGCAAGAGCGCACGGTATGCGGACGTTAAGCAGTTGGACCTTGTGGCGGTGGGTATCTTCGCCAAGTTCCCTAACATTGTTAGAGTGAAGTCTGCTTTGATATTTGTAGTGAGCAAAGAGTTTGTGAGGGCTGAGCACCATGTAGGCATGATTCACAAGTACATGGAGAAGCCAGCACAAGATGTGGCGCGGATCGAGCAAGCGTATGAGTCGGGGGTTTGGAATCCAGTCCAAGGCCCGTTGTGTAAGTTCTGCTCTGTTTCCTCGTGTATGTACAACCGCAACTAGGAGAAGCGGATGGTCCCAAAGGAGATGTGGATGATCCCCAAGGAGATGTGTAGCGGCACGTGCGGTGGCAAACGGGAAAACTGTCCTGCGCCACAAGCGTGTGGGTGGCCTGACCCAGAGGGCGACGATAAAGGTTTTTTAGACACAATCGTATTCGTATTAGCGGTGGTAAGTTTAGTCGTACTTTGTTTTGGAGTAATGATATGGCTTTGATTTGGCGATGCGCTACCCAAGCAGCGAAAGACTCTATGCGTAACCGAGTACCGATTCAGGACATTTTGAAAACTACGGGTACGGGATGGGAAATACCCGAGGGGTTCGAGCCGCCAGAAGACCTGACGGCCAAGGAATTGGCAACGTGGGTGCGCGAGGTTGCTAGGCCATGCGTACCTTAGTCTTTGTCTCAACCTTAGTGCTGTGGCTGTACGCTTGTTCGCAGCCACCTGAAGCCGTACCCGACGACGATCTGTTCGAGTGCGATTTTAGTAAAGACGGGAAGTTTCTCGTCTGCCATGAACGCAAGCGAACTGAAACGGCGAGGAAATAATGGTGAAAACTATTGGGTTCACGCGCATCTGTTGGGTGTGCAATCAAAAGAAGGTCGCGCTGGGCGGCACGTTCAACCCCCACCGGAAGTTATGGAAGTGCGCTGGTTGTTCTGGCAATACTACGAAATGGAATATGGAAGATTTGTATAAAACTAGGTGGCACAAAGGAAAACCCCCCAGTATCGGCTGGTGGCCGACCCAAGGCTCATGCTACCGCTGGTGGGATGGCGAGGTATGGAGTTGGCCCGCCTTCGCCCATGAGCCAGCCGAGAAAGCCGCGCACTGGGCGACTAAAAAAGATGTTGGGCGCAGAGACATCGAATGGACTGACCGCCCTGTTGGGTGGCCTGAAAGGAGCAAGACGTGAGTGACCTACGCAAAGCAGCGGAACAGGCGCTAGAGGCTATGGAGTGGGCTGTTTCTTACGACAAGGTGTGGAAATGCACACCTGCTATAGAAGCCCTCCGCGCCGCCCTTGCGCAGCCTGAGCGCAAGCCGTTGACGGATGAGGAAATGCGTGAGGTGCTGAAGACCTTTTATTTTGACCCTAACGTAATGTTTGGTGATGTGGTTCGTGCCATCGAGAAGGCGCATGGGATTGGAGAAAGCAAATGAAACCAGACAGCCCAGCGGAAATCCTCATCCGCTTGTACGCTTGCAAGAGCGATCTGGCAGGAGACGCAGCCACAGAAATCGTCCGACTAAGGCAAGCCCTACGTTGGCAGCAGGACCGAGACGGTAGGATAGGGACGCACGGCCCTGACTGCTGGAAGTTCGGGCACAACCATTACGAGTGCGCGCTTCGTAAGATCGAAGAGATCAAAGCCACTGTTGAGAACTGGGGGGAGCATGACTGAGGAATACGTTGATGGTTATTTGATACCGTATTGGTTAAGTAATAAACAGGAGAGAGCCATGATTGAAGAACAGGGCGCAGTAGGGGCCGCTAACGCCGTACAAGTGGGAGGCTCCCACTACAAAGACAAAAGTATCCAGCCGTGGGATTACATCGTGCAGAACGAGATCCCATATTTGGAGGGGAACATTATTAAATACGTCAGCCGCTGGCGCGACAAGGGCGGGGTCGATGATCTCCGCAAGGCGCAGCACTACTTGACCAAGCTCATAGAAATAAACACGCAAGACGGTAAAGCCACCTGACCGATTAACAGGTGACACTTATGGAGATAAAACCCATGAAAAATGTAATTGAAAAAGCAATCGAAGCGCTGGCAAGGAAGTCAGGCGAAGCATTAGAACCGCATCAAGCGATGCAACTCGCGCAGGCCGCGCTCAATCTAGCGCACACGCAACAGATACTCAACCAAACAAATAAGTAAGGGGCGT